CTGACATAAAAGTTCCTTCAAATAAATCTTGTTCTATTTTTATTTATAATTTCTTTTCTTGTTATATTTATAACCAAACAATGTTAGACGACTATTTTCTCCAATCCAACTTTCTTTTTTTCCTGCTTAAAAGCATCCCAACTCATCGCACTTGTTGATTTTTTTCTCACTTTTCCTTCTTTTTCCTTTGGTTCTGTATTCAATTCTTCTTGTGCTTCTTCCTCTAAATCATATAATTTCATCTTTGCTCTATCTATTCCAATCACAAAATTTCTGTTTACTACAGGGTCATTGTATCTGTTCTTGAGTTGTTTTACCTTGATTTGATTGTGTTCTTCCAATTCTTCTGTAGAAATCAAAGCAAACATAAAATCAGCAGTTGCTGGTAAACCAAAACTTTCACTCGTATCTTCCAATCCAACATCTGAACTCATAAATCCTGTTCTATTCAACTGAGTAGCAGATACGATAGGTAAATTACATTCAACAGCAAGACCTCTCAATTCTTCAGCAATTGCCTTAACAACAAAATACGAACCAGCAGATATATTGTTTTTATATCGTGTAGAAGTACAAAGATTTAGATAGTCCATGAACAAAATGTCTGGTACAAACCCCTTCTTAATCTTCAGTTCATTGATGAGAGCACGAAAGTTATTTGTCGAAGCAGTTGCTGTGGGATATTCCTTTACAATTAATTTTCCCTTGATTTTACTTTTCAATTTTTCTATCTTTTTAGAATAAGTTGTCTTGGGCATATCCTTGAGTGAATCTAACGATACGTTCATTAGATTAGCATCAATTCTTTCAGCAATTCTTTCTTCTGCCATCTCTAATGTGATATAGAGAACATTTAGATTTTCAGCGAGACAACTTGAAGCCATGTGACACATAAACAAAGACTTACCTACTCCTGTTCCAGCAAGTGCAATGTTTAGCGTTTTTCTTGGTAATCCCCCTGCTGTGATTTTGTTGAAGTATTCCAAATCAAAGGGAATCTTTTCCTCTTTTTTTCTATAAAAGTCATAGCGTTCCATAGAATTGTCAAGATAATCATGACCAATGTGAGTATCAAAGGTAACAGAAAGAGCATCACTAAGGATAGTAGGGATAGCATCTTTAGAAATGCTAGATTTACTAGATTCATCAAATATTCCTATTGAATCTGTTATAGCGTTGTAAAGTGCTTTATCTTGACAAAACTTTTCACTTCTTTCAAGCAACCATGATAACTCTTCTCTATTTTCTTTTTGGTGTGTTATCTCAGCATCATTCAACAATTCAGTAGTAGTACCAAATTGTTCTTCTGTCAAATCATTTCTATCACTCAGTTCAATGATAAGAGCTTCTTTACTTGGTAGGTTTGAGAACTTATCAAAGTATTTATAGATTTCATTGAAAATTGTTTTATCTGTATATTGTGAGAAATATACATCTTTCATGAACGGCAAAGTTTTTCTAGCAAATTCCTCATTGTAAATAAGGTTTCGCAAAATCGTATCTTCTATTCTTTCCATCTTCGCTTTCTTGTTTCTGTAGTTCTAGTTCTTCGTTGATAACATGAATGTAAATTTGACCGAGCAAATATTCAAATTCTTCTCCTTCAGTATCAGAAACTTCCTCATCCATTTCTGGTGGGATACCAATCATGTCGTATTCATATCTGAGTTTTCGTGTTCCATCTTCGTTGTCTTTATCAGCAAATTGAAATCTTCCATATGCTACAACAACTCCCTTGAAAGGGCCTTTCTCAATTATGACACAGGCCCTGTCTTTTCCTTCGGGGTCTTCTTTGATACTATAATGACTCTTGATCTCCGCTTGTGTCATCTCCTGCATCTTCTTCAGTTCTTCCATAGGTATACTCTACTTTCGTATATTCATCAATTTTAGTTAAAACATCTTCTGTGAAATATTTTTGTGGGTCTTTGAGAATTTGTTTTGAAAATATTTTTGTTCCATCTGGAAGTTCAATTCTCGTAGATACTTTCTTGAATACTCCAGCAGCTTCTGCAAGTTCTACTAATCCATAATACTTACTTAATCCTTCACTATAAGTCAACAGAACATCGACCATCTTATTTTCTTTTGTCAATCGTGATTTGTTCATCTTACAATGAATAATATTTCCAATTACTTCAGTTCCGTCTTTCTCTTTTCGTTTGGAAAGAAATACGATAGATGAAGCAGCATATTGCATAGCAGAACCACCACCCATAACTTTAGTTGGATACATCGTACCAATCTGGTCATATACATGATTAGTAACAATAAACGGAACATTTACTTTAGCAAGCATCAAAGTAAGAACACGAAAAGCACCCTTGATTACTTGTGCTTTTGTCATGTCTTTTTTTCCAGTATCATCTGAAATATCTGCCATCTCTTTTGTAGTTGACAACATACCCAAAGAATCCAAACACATCATCAATGGTGGTCTTTCTGATTCATCCATTTCACCATGTTTTTCAAGAATCTTTACTGCTTGATGTCGAAATTCTTCAACAGTTGCTACAGGCATATGATACACTCTTGTCGTATCAATTCCACGTTCTTTCAACATTTCACTTGTCAATGCTGATTCTGATTCAAAGTAAATACATCCACCAGTAGGATTCATATCAAGAAAATGTTTGACTATTCCTAGTGTGAAAAATGTTTTACCAGTTGCTGACTCACCAGCAATTGCTGTTATTTTATTTGCTGGTAATCCACCATAGATACTTCCTGACAATAGAGCATTAAACACATAAGAACCAGTATCAATGTATTGTGATACATCACCACCAAAAATTCCATCGTCTACTAAATTACCATATTCATTTCCTGCTGATTTAGCAAGATCACTCATATAACTCATATTAATTTTTCTCCATTCCAAATTTTTTCATACATAACCCCTATAATAAATGCCATTATAACAAATATTATTCCAATAAAAACCATATCACTCTGTATAGCAGATATGGCATTTTCTAATTCCGATATATTACCAAAGCATTCCATGTAATTCCTTTCAATTGTTTTTTAATCATATGTAATAATAACAAGTTATGATGAAATAGTCAAGTTCTTAATAAATCTTTCGGTATCAGTATATCCACCAATATATTTTCCATCAATAATGACTTGAGGTACAGAACTAACTTTTTTTCCTGCATCTTCATTCATTTGTTTGAATAAACTTTTATCACCAGAAATATCAATTTTTTCAACTTCTATTCCTTTGCCTGTTAATTCTCTTATTACTCTATCACAAAAAGAACATTTAGATGTGCTGTATACTTTTGCTTTCATTTGTTACCTTTCATTTTTTTTATAAATACAAGTAGAGGGATTGTAACGAGCAACCCCCCTACTCTAATCACAACACTCTAATACGGAGAATGTCATGCCTACTAATAGTTATCTAGACGATATATTCCCACTTCCACCATTTGATTTCAACGATACTAGTGACCATGAGCCTTATGAAAATGTTCATCAGTTTGGTGGATGGTCAGATAAAATTCATGGGAAAATAATCTACAAACATACAGAAGAAACCAAAAAACGTTTATCTGAAGCCCATAAAGGAATGCATCATACTAATAAGACCAGAGAAAAAATGTCTAAATCTCATACTGGTTCAACGCAATCCCCCGAAACTATTGAAAAAAGAGCAATAAAACTTCGTGGACAAAAACGAACAGCTGAAGTCAGAAAAAAAATGAGCATATCTTCTACTGGTATAAAACAATCTCCCGAAACCATAGCAAAGAGAATTGCAACAAGGAAACGTAATAAAGAACTTAGGATTTCTTTAGCCTCTTGAACATATCCCATGTGAGGATTTTGAAATCTTGACTACCGTCTTCTTCTTCATATTCAGCAACATTCTCTTTGTCGATAACTTCTTTGTCTGACAAATCTGGCATAACTGTTACTGTTCTTGTCGCCATTTTTCTCTCTTTACGATAATCCCTCAGAGAGATATTTGCAGCTATTACCAAGACAACTGCTAAAGGGTCAAATACAAAGATGAGAAGAATAATAATCCAACGAACTGCCGACTCCAACTCACTTTCACTAACATCATTATACATCATACTAGCAACATAACGAATAGGGCCAACCTCAACTTCCGCAAGATTTAGTTCAGTTTTCATACTAAACTTCTCATCTGTAAAATCATCTATTTCTTTTTCTAATCCTTCTATTTTTGATTTCAAAAGAGATGTTTCGTTTTCCATCTCTCCTATTTTTCGTAATCCTTTACTGACAGCACCAAGTTCTATATAACGATTGAGTGCTTTATCTAAGATGTCCAATCTACCTTGATATCGGTCTATCTGGATGTTTTTTTGTTCTAACTTGAGATCTATTCTTGTTATTCTTTCTTCCAGAAGTGTAGTAGGTGAAGATTGAGAAATGTGAGCTCTAGAAAGAAATCCAAAAATACCAAGTGAAGTAATGAGCATTAGTACAACTACAGCACCAATGAAGTATGTTCTCATTATAACAGGACAAGTCTTCCAGTTAGTAAATGTCCAACTAGCACAAATGAGTTTACCTACTTCTAATACCACTCCCATAATAGCAATCGCTGTTGTAGCACCAGCAAATATAGCCATCAAACCTACAATGGAATAATATGCTGCTACTGTAGATATTGCTAATGCTGTAAAAAGTGTAAGTAACCCAAAATACATCTAACTTCCAAAAAAACTTTCTAATGTTGATACCTTTTCTGTCTGCCAACCGACAGCATCTAGAATAACTTTCATTGGTTCAACAAATGATTTCTCAAACATTTTATCATAATCAATGTAATCTTCCAATTCCAATTCTGGTGGAAGTTGATTCATAATTCCAATCGCATCACCGCCCACGATATTCTGTTTCTTGAGATAAGCAAACTTTATCTTTTCACCATCTTTGATTACTGGATAATCGTTAGTGAGTTTCTTATCCTTCAACAACTTATTATACAACAATGCTGCCTTGACATGAACAGGAGAACCTTTTTTGTAAAGATGTGCTGAATCATGATATTTCTCAAGACCACGAACTGAGCGAGGAAAGAATATTTCTTCTGCTCCTAGTGTCATGAACTCTTTACGAAAATCATCAATGTATGTTATCACATCATCTTCAGTTCCATTCATAATAATCTTGAAGATGTTTTTCATCTTTTCTTTACAAGCAGATGGAGTGGATGACCTTATTGCTTCGATGCCCATCATCTTGAGTTTAGGTTCTTCATACCTTACACCCTCAGAGTCATACACATTCATGATGTATCTTTTCTTAGCAGTCCATAGTGCTTTGTCCGCAAGATTCTCACGTTTCATTACCATCTTCTGCTCGAAAGCATTTACATAGTTCCTGAGTTTATCATATGACTTATCGATGATTTTCTCCATCTGTTCAGCACAAACCTTGTCGAGAAAATTAATCACTTTGGTCTTGTCTTCTATATTATCACCATAGACTTGTTTCACAAGGTCATCCATACAAATATAAACAGAATCAGTATCTACTGCTACAACATAATCTTTTTCTTCTTCTGGTTTTAGAATTGAGTTTAGATATCGATTGATTTCTTTCTCAATCCACTTGATTGATAACTGCCCAGAAGTAGTGATTGCCTCTGCGATTCTTTGGTCAAAATATCGAAAATGTTGATTACCCATAGCACCAAAAGCAGAGTTAAGAGTAATCTTTAGATTGAGTTGCATATTGTGATATTTGGAAATAAGATTTGACAGTTTTCTCTTTTCTTTCCTGTCTTTCTCTTTCTCCAACTTCTTCTTTGCTTCAATCATCAAGTTTTTGTATTTGACACGATTATCATAGATTTGTTGCATCATCTCTGGAAGAAAACCTTGTTTATCGGTCTTGTAAAATTCATTGTTAGGAGTATAGGTTACTTTGTATTTTTCCAATGCTTGTAAATCCAAAGTCTCATCCAACAATCCATCCACACCAGGCCGAGAGTCTTTCACCTTTTGTAGTTCTGGTGGTAGTTCATCAGTAATCAAAGTTTCTGGTGAAATGTTGTATTGCATGATTAGATGAGGATACAGAGAATTCAAGTCAAAATTCACAACCCAATTATGAGAACCGATTTGTGGTTCTTTCACAAATGCTCCCTCAAAGTTGGATGATTTACTAGCATGTGTTTTAGGTGGAATTACAATGTTCTTTCTAAGAAGATTATTGTAAATCAAAGTATCCCACATTCTTACTTGACCGAATGTATTGCCATAGTTTACTTTACTAAGATAAGCAAGTGATACAACCATCTCAAGCAGTTTCATCTTACCCTCAAGTTGCTCTACCAACTCCACATCTTTGATGTTGTATTCTATGAACTTCTGATAATCATTCTTGTAAAGAAGATGAAGAGAACCTTGCTCGGAATAATCAAGTTTACGTTCTCCCAATTCTACAAAAGCAATATGGTCAAGGCGATAAGACTCTTGATTGATAGAAGTAAATTTACGATATGTGGAAAGATAGTCAAGAGTTTCCACACCATAGATTTCATACGTTTGAATTTCTTTACCGCCCAATCCATACATCATGTATTCACGAATCTTTCTCCAAGGTGAAAGTAGTTTCGATGGATCTTTCTTAGCATCAAAGAGTCTTGAAGAACGATTGACAAGATACGGAATATCAAATGTTTCTATATTCCATCCTGTGATAATGTCAGGAGATTCTTTATCCCACATCTCAAAAAACTTTTGAAGAAGTGCTCGTTCAGAGTCAAATCGAAAATAGAAGACATCTTTTCTATCGTTAAGAAATTCACCCCTACCGAAAACATAACACTTTTTGTCAATCTTGACGGTGATTGCTGTAACTTCTTCACTTGCTGTTTCGATGTTTGGGAATCCATTTTCAGAACCAGTTTCGATATCAAGATAAGCGATACGAATCTTGGAGAAGTCATAATCAATATGCTCTTCTGGAAAATGTTCTGCGATGAAAGAGAACTCAAACTTATCATTGCCGTAAATACTAAAGTTATTAATCTCTTTGTATTTACGAATGAACTCTCGACACTCCTTCATGTTTCCTGGCTGGATTTCTCCAACTGGATTGCCTTCCAGAGTACGAAATTTAGTTTCTTCTTTTGTGGGTATGAATAAGGTAGGATGGTATTCTATTCTGTCTTTGAATCTTTTGCCGTCAGAAGAGATACCACGAAATAGTATATTATTTCCTAGTGTAACAACATTAGTGTAAAAACTCATTTATTATTTTTATCAAGGTTATTTGGAATACATTTCAACTGATTTAATTTATTATAACATATTAGAATGTGATTGTCAATCCAATTCTTACTTGAATTGAATTGACCTATGAATAGTAAAAATTCCAAATAAGTAGCCCAAAAATATTTCAAATTTTTCTCCTTATGAAAGTAAGCCTGGTTTATACTGAGTTTTACCATTGACTCTTAGAGCGGTCATTGTTTTATTTCGATTGCTTCCATCAAGAACATAAGAGCAATGCACCCATCCGCTATTTGGGTCAACTCCATCATAAAATTCTAGAATAAGTTGGTCAAATACTAAATTCTTTTCAATCCATTTTGCAAGGTCTGGATTTGAAATTTTTGTAGATTCAAAGTCTGCTGCTTGACCATTACAATGCTGACTTGTCTTTGAACCGC